CAAGCGCCGCACGTCCACTGGCGCGCAGCAATCCGTTGATGACACTGTCGAGTTCCCCGGCGATCTGGTCGGCGCGGCCAAGCGTGGCGACCGTGCGATGTCGCGGGCGGCCGTTGTCGTCGCGGTAGGCCTCGACGAGTTGGATGTAGCGGCGATCGCCGGACTTGGTGACCTTGACGTACATGCCGCGACATTTTATCCACACCAGCCACGTAAGACAAGCCTTATATCTCTTGCGCGTGCCACTACACGCTTTTCGAAATCCCGGCACGTAAGTGACTGGTTTTATTCCGACTCGTTGCTACGAAACGGACAAAATCGCCGAGAAAGTGTCGAACTTCCGGGCGCCCGGAGTAGGAGAAGCGACCATGAGCACGAACACCATCACTGACCGCCTGGACAACCATGAGACGCGCCTCGCGGCCCTTGAGACAGGCTCTGCGGCTGCGACCGCCCCCTGCCAGCCCAACGAAGCCGTGGTGGATGAGCAAGGGTGTCATGGGGCCCCTGGCGTCCGGTATCGCCACCGTGGCGCTTGTCGTCGGCTACGTCGCAGGTTGGCCGGCGGATGCGCTGGCGATTCTGGCGGCGATCGCCGGTGGTGGCAGCGTCACCGGCATCATCGGCCGGCTGACGGCCAAGGCGGTGATCAAGTGATGCGCATCGTAGGCATCTGCGTGGCTATGGCCACGCTGACCGGCTGCGCCACGGTGACGCTCCCGGATGGCTCCCGCGTCAGTAAGGAGGTCTACCGCGCCGAAGCGACCCAGGACCTCATGACGCTGGCCGTGGCCGCGGACCGGGAGTACGACAGCCGGAATCCGATCAACCCGCCGCCTGCCGTTTGTGCTGACGGCAGCACCCTCTCGGGATCCGACCTCGCCTACTGCGCCATGGCCATGGCCACGTACAATGCCCAGCTGCAGGTCCGCGAGCAGTCTCGCAAGGACAAGGTCGCCTACGCCAGCGCCGTGATCAATCGGCAGATCGAGGAACGGGAGCGGCGGATGGACCGCATCTTCGGTCTCGCGGGGATCGTGTACCAGGTGGAGCGGGGGAGTAGGGTGAGCGCGCGAGGAGCGAACAGCGGGCCCGTCGTTGCGATCTCAGGCCACCAGGTACGGGGGAACCACAGGGGCGGGGGTGCGGGGAGTGCTGGAGCGGAGGGTCAAGGCCTCGGAGGTGTGGCCGGCGCCGGCGGCGGCACTGGCGCTTCCATCACCGGCGACCAGAACGTCACCGTCGTGATCGGCGACAACAACCAGTCCGGCGCCGGCGCGGGGACGTACAGCCCGGTGCTCGAGTACGCGACCGACATGGCGACCACACGGCCGGTGGTTGGGGAAGGTGGGAGCTGGGCGCCTGTGCGGGAGACGGATGATCGAGATACGGTTGGGTTGGGGGATTTGCTTTGACCATAGTTCCATCTGCAATAACTAGTTGCTCAAGCGTTGAGACAATGCCTACTCTTGATCTCTCTGGATTGTCTCCGTTGTATCGTAGTTATGCAGATGGCGATACTTTTCAATCATTCTTTCCATGTGACAGAGAATTTCTCGAACATCTTTGCTTTCCCAGAATCGTCCTTGACGAGTTGTGGGATCATACTCTTGTGCCTTTCTGGACCAATTTTTGTATCGCTCAACAGTTTTGAAATAAACCTTTGGGTCCGAGTATATCTTGTCATCCATTGAATATACATTCGTTACGCCAAGTTCGTCAAAGAGTTGTTCAATAATCTGAATTGCTTCATCTCGTCGAATCTCGAAAAATTCGCCGGTTCTGCGGTACTGGCGAAGTCGAGCAAAAACTCTTCTCTCGTAGTGGTCTGGCCGGCTAAGTTTCCACCAGTAAGTTAGACAATAATTTCCGGGAACCCCTGTCGATGAGGACAGCTGTCTCGCTCGAGCGTCAGGGTCCCCATATGTGTAACCAATTTTGAGATATTGAGCAAAGTTCGGGTTAAACATCAGGTAGATGTAACCAGTCTTTTGGTCCCCTTTGGGGTGCGTCGGGTTTGCAGGCGTTCTCATAATACGGGGTTTAAGATTAACCTTCGTAAACTAGTTTCGCCGCGGATAGTAACTTTTTTGAAAGCGGTAGATACCAAGCGTTCTGGGTTTTGGACCAGGACTTATTCCGCCAGAACTGCTCCCACGTGAACTGATGGATGGCACGCAGGTCCATGTTGTCATCAAGAATCACCACAAGCAAGAAGTCGAATGCGCGGTTAGCCTCCTGATAGTCACTTGGAAAATGGAATGATCCGGTACGCACCACTCGGCCCGAGAGTGATTTGATCGCGTAGGTCTGTCCGAGTACGTCTGTCGCGTCGATATGCTTGCTGTTCGGAGGTGCAAGCTCGATGTTTGGCAGGTTGTCGAGTCGATTGAAAACGGATTCCACGTATCGTTCACCCAAGTCCCCGACGACATTTTTCGTACGAACGATCTGTCTTGATCTCAGAGCGCCGAAAACTAGTGCGTAGATCTGAATCAGTGTGTCATCCGGGACTCGTTCTTCATCCCCGAGGTTGGCCGTGTCAAACTCCATCCACTCATACCTGCCCAGAGGTCGCTTGATCCAACCTGCTCGATGCGTGGGAATCGATTTGTAGCCCCAATTTCGCCGGGTCTTCAGCGACAATGTAGGCCCATCGGCCATGGGCACCAAATGCGTTCATCGCTGTCACCCAGCGTTCGGCTGCTTTGGCCTTTCGATCGGCATCATCGTCATAGTCTCCCTTGATCTCGATGATGAGTTGGAGTCCGCTATCGAGCTCGACGATGAAGTCAGGAAGGTAGCCGGCCGCTACATTTGTTGTCTTCCGATAGGGGATTGTAAACCCCAGGTGATCGTTCTTGACCCAGCGATCGACGCCGGGGTGAGCGTCAAGCGCGAACGCCGCGCTTTGCTCCCACTTCTTGGTATCGGCGACCATTGCGTTGAGATGGCATTTCTCCGCTGGGTAGATTGCTTTCGTCGAGTAGAAATCAACGAAGAGTGTGCTGCCACGGCCGCTCGCGCCCTGGGGAATGATTGGAAGCTCCTGATTTGACTCGCTGTCGTCCCATACCAGTGCGTCGACCAACGTACTCACGGCCTCCTGCATGTAGCGGCCTACCGCAAGCAAGTCACAGGCCTGGCTGTCGCCCTTGCGAACCAGCCTGTCGGGATCCGCGATGAACCGTCTCGTAGCGAACAAAACCTTCTGGAACAGGGGAGTGACGGGAAGCGCCTCGGCGCCATGTTCGTCCAGCCATCGACGACACACCTCCCGCGCCAGACGAAATGCGACTTGCTGCTCCCGAAACTGGTCACGCCACGTGTCCAGCGTGAGCTTCGGACGCTCGCCCGGGCCATAAGCGGATAACGCCCCTTCGGGAGCCGTCAGGGCGGTCAGTTCCACCGTCTGGGGAATCTCCATCGGATCCAGCGTTACCTTTGCCACTCGACTCCAGTCGATGGCGACATCGACGCTCCCCTTCTGTTGATAGCCGGTCACGATAGGAAAAGTGATTTCGAATTGGGACTTCTCCGGAACGGAGTAAATGTGGTGGGGATCCCTCTGCTCTTTCGGACCTCGTGATTCCCGGACCTTGAACGGAACCAGTTCGAACGGAACACCGAATACCTTGGCGGTTTCCTCAGCAAAGCGCTCGGAGCCGTCGTCTAGGAGGGCGTAGCTTCGACGTCTGAGCGCTCGGCCCACTACCTGCTCACATAGCAACTGCGACCCGAATGGCCGAAGTCCAACGATGTGGGTCACGGTGTTGGCGTCCCACCCCTCCGACAGCATGGAGACCGACACGATGCAGCGCACGTCGCGTCCTGGTGGAATACGCTCGTCGATCCACAGGAGGCTGCCGTCGTTGTCGTCGCTCGCGACCTTCTCGTTGTGCTTTCGAACCAGTTCCGACCATTCGGAGGGGACAATCCCCCCCGGCCATTCCGCCTTGCCGACAGTGTCGAGAATGAAGCGCAGCCGCCGCGTCTCATCCTTGGTTCCGCCCTGTTCGATGTCGTCGACCACTCGCGAGTCGATGCGAACAGTCACTTCTTCTCCCGGGCGGTTGCGGAACCACACCGGCGCCTCGCCGTGACCGCCTTCTCCGTCAGCGAGCCACTCGTATACCGCCTTTGCGACCCGGGTATCCCGGCAGACCACGATGAACACCGGAGGCACCGCGTGCTTGTGCTGGTCCTTGGCAAAACGCTCCCATTCCGTAAACCGCTGATGCCACTCCTGGGCCAGCAGGTTGATCGGTGCGCTGGCGTAGGTCATCACGATATCCGGAGTGATGGTCTCACCGAGTCCATCCTCGGCGGCACGCTGCTGTACCCAGCGCCAGATATTGAAGTAGGCGGCTTCCTCGGCGCCCGTTACGTCCCGCGAAGGCAGCTGAGGGATCTTGACAAGACCTGACTCGATAGCATCGAGCAGCCCGAAATCCGACACGACCCAAGGGAAGGGCTTGCCGACTTCGTTGCCGGAACCCTGAATGTAGAAGGGGGTCGCCGAGAGGTCGACGCAGAAGCGAATCCCCTTGCGTTTTCCGCCGCCAAGCTTGTTGATCCGGTCGAGTCCTTCGATCCAGACCGTGGCTTCCCGGGCGTTCTTTGCAGAGAGATTGCGGTCCTCTTCGAGGTCGGTGTCTTCAGTCGCGCGGTCTCCACGGCGGTACGCGTGATGCGCCTCGTCATTGAAGACCAGCCACTGTGAAGACCGACCGCGTCCGGATCCGAGTTCCTGGCGGATTCGCTTGAACCAGGCCAGGTCGGACTCGAAGTACTTGATCTCGCGGGTCTCGTTTTCCTGTCCTTCGTTCCGGACGATCTCCACCGGTTCGCCTGTCTTTACTACCCGCGCCGATTGACCATTGACACTGTTTGTCTCGAGCTTCGCCAGCCGGTGCCAGTTGGCAATCATCACCTCGCCTCGACGAAGCTCCTCCATCCGATGCGGCGGAACCAGTTGCCTGGTACGGTACAGGCTGATATCGCCCTTTGCCGGGTCGAGTTCCTGCAATCGCTCCCGGATGGTGACGTTGGGGCAGACGACCAGCACCGTGTCGCTGAAGCGATCGTCGGTTGGCGCTGCTACGCGATTCAGGATCGACCAGGCGGCAAGCATCCCCATCACCGTCGTCTTGCCCGCACCGGTTGCCATCTTGCAGGCGTATCGGGTGAACGCGCGAAATCCCGCCGCCTGTGCTTCGATGCCGGGCTCGTCAAGCGGAATTCTCGGCAGATTGCGCCGGTAGACCTCGCCCGCTTCAACCAGGAAGATGATCGTTTCGGCGGCCTCGATCTGGGCGAAGAACAGCCGCTGCATCCGGTCGGGGCTTCGCCACAAGGTGAGCAGTTCCCGGGTCACCGGGGAGAGACCGTCGTACTCGCGGCCGGTCAATCGGCCGTTGCGCCAGTCTCCGACCCGCTGGCGGAGCAGATTGACGAGCGCCAGCTCCTCCTCCTGCCCGACATCGGGTTCGGCGAACATGTCCTGTTCCCGGCGACCCCTGCGACCCCGTTCGGCATGTTCCGGCACTCGGAAGAAATAGCTCGCCGGCCGGCGACCCTGTGCCTTGACCGGCGGCGCGCCGCGGGTTACCTGCCAGTGAAGTTGCGGCTCCTGAAACGGCGAGTTGATGATCGGCGAGTCGACCTCGATCGGCCCACTCGGCCTGCCCCGCTGATCCACGGAATCCGGCATCCTGGTCAGGCCGCCCAGCGCAGGATTTCTACCTCGGCGCCCTTGACTACCGCGGCCTCGGCCATCTCCAGCACTCGCCTCGTCATCTCCTCGGACAGGTAGTGCTCCCCGCAGTTGTCACAGATGTCCGCCGGCACGTCCTTGATGACTACGGTGGTGTCGCCGCGCTGCAGGCTGATCGTCGCCCGACCGGGAGAGGTGTTGCCAGTCTTGCAGATCACACATCGCATGGTTACTTCCTCGCTCTGAAATCGTCGGTCCAAAGGTCCGGGTCCGGATTATATGCCGTCACCACAAAACAGGTTCCGTCTTCCGGGTCGCGGGCGACGACGACGTGTATCGGTGCACCGACCGCCGTGCCCAGCAGCAGGAAACTGGGATAGGGTCGATCGTCGGGGTACTCCGCGATAATCTCGCCCCGCTCGATGACCTCGACAACCCCTTCCGTCGTCAAATCCCGCTCGAACATACGTCGCAGCGCGTGACCGCTGAACACTACGCGACCGCAGCGCATCAGTCGGGTTCCTTCACCACCATGAGTTCGTTGCCGCGTTCGTCGATCACCTTGACGGCGATACGCCGGTGCTCCCCGAGCGCGAACGGTTCCGATTCCGTTCCGGCCAGATGATCCCAGACGCTGTCATCGAACTCGGCGCGCAGGGACTTTTTCAGGTTATCCCAGGCAGCCGTGCGCGGGAAGAACACCTGGGACGCACAGAAGACCATACCGTTGTAGTCGGTGTCCAGCATCCAGCAAGGTAGGTTGTCGGCATCGATCGAGCGGGTTTCAAGGTCTGCGGGATGAAAGATGTCGAGGCCCCGAATCTGCACCTGGTACCGTGGTGCTCCATCTTCGGCCTTGCCTGCCCGTTTTAGCTTCACATCAGGCAATCCGGTGATCGAGAAGATCTGGTCGGTGTGGCTCGTCTTGAGAAGATCGGCCATGACCACGTCCGGTGTCACGCTGACGTAGGTGGCCGGAATGCGCAGCTTCGCCCGATCCTCGACCAGCTCCCGCGCCTTGGCCTGGATGGCGAATCCGAAGAGATACAGATGGTCGTACTTGAGGTAGTGCGCCTCGCGGGCCGCCTCGTAGACGAACTGGGAATGGATGGCGCCATCCTCGGGTCCGAAGGCCACAGCGATTCGCTGGCCGCTACTGCCATTTGCTTCGCTGACGGCCTCAGCGTGCAGCCATTCGCAGTCTGCCACCGGTCGCACCGACTCCAGCGCCAGCGTCTCGTTGCCGGGAAGGCGCAACGTGTGCGCACGTCGCAATACCTCGATCATTCGATCGAGATAGGCGCGCGGGCTCTGATACTGGGCGGAATCCTCGGTGGTTCCGGAAGCGGATTCGTCGAGGATTGCCGCAGCCTGGATGGTCGCCTCGACGGTAAAAGGTCCGCAGACTCGAGTGACTGACTTGTTGACTTCGGGCCGGTCGACCAGCGTGACCATCTCCGGTTCTTCGTTGTTGGCGATAGATTTCAGGGTGATGCGCGGCACCAGGCCACCGATCTCTTCACCCTTGCGGTTCTGCTTGCGCTGGTAGACGAAGCCGCCCACTGGGCCTCGCTGTGGTTCCTTGAGTTCGTACCAGGGAAAAGTTGCCGTTAGGAGGCGTTGGCGAGTCAGAGCCAGCGGAACGCGAGAGGTATCGCAGGTGATCCAGCGGCGACCCCATTGTTCGGCAACATAAGGCGTGGTGCCGGAGCCGCAGGTAGGGTCAAACACTAAATCACCAGGATCGCTGCACATTAGCATGCAACGCTGAATAACCTTAACAGAGGTCTGAACGGCATAGACCTTTGGTTCAGAAAAACCCGTCATGAGGGTGTCGCGCCATACATTCGCCATGGAAACAGCTGCAAAGTCATCGAAGTATCTTTTGTACATCAGACTATTTCCAATTTTTAATAATCTCTTCGTGGAGCGTGACAAATGATTCTGGATTTTCGGACGGTTGATTCTGGACAGCCGAATTAGGCGGATTTTACAGAAGGTTTCAGACGGGTTTAAAACAGGGTCTGGCAGGAGGGTTGCCGGGGTGCCTGGGCGGCTCGGGGGTTGAGGATTATGAGCTCGTGGGCCTCGGTGCCCTTGCCTCCGCCGATGGTGTAGGAGATCTCGGTCTCGGCGAGGTCGAGGCCGTGGAAGGCTTCCCGCATGGCGGGGTGGTCGTTGACGCTGATAATCATGCTGCCGGTGATCTCCCGGGCCAGGGTGGCCATTGCCTGGTACTCCTCCAGGGGGAAGTCGACGCCGTAGCCTTCGGTCTCCCAGTATGGGGGGTCGCAGTAGAACAGGGTGTGGGGGCGGTCGTATTTCTCGATCACCCGGCGCCAGGGGAGGTGCTCGATGTAGGTGCGGGACAGGCGCAGGTGGGCGTGACTGAGCTCCTCCTCGATCCTGAGCAGGTTGAGCCGGGGCGGCGAGGTGGTGGCGGTGCCGAAGTTCTGGCCGTCGACCTTGGCGCCGAAGGCGAGCTTCTGCAGGTAGTAGAAGCGGGCCGCGCGCTGGATGTCGGTCATGGTCTCGGGCGGGGTCTTCTGCTGCCATTCGTAGATCTGGCGGCTGGACAGCGCCCACTTGAACTGGCGGATGAACTCCTCGAGGTGGTGCTTCACAACCCGGTAGAGGTTCACCAGCTCGCCGTTGATGTCGTTCAGGACCTCCACCTCGGAGGGCTGCTTCAGGAAGAACAGGGCGGCGCCGCCGGCGAAGGGCTCGACGTAGCAGGTGTGCTCGGGGAATCGGGGGAGGATCACGTCGGCGAGCCGGCGCTTCCCGCCCATCCACGGGATGATCATGGTGACGGTCTCTTGTTCGTTGTCGTTGGGACCGATACCCTCCCTCGTGCTCGACGTCGAGCGGGGGAGCCGTCGGTCTGACCGCCACAGCGTGCTTGTGGCCTAAGGATGCTCCCGGGTGTTCCCGCACCCGGGGGCGCTCCCTTCTTGCCGGGTCAATCCGGGCGTATCGCGTTCAGTCCATCGAGCGTGTCCGAAACTATGGTTTCGATTTCGGCCGCGGTGCCCGCTGCGCGTACGGCCGTCTTGCCTGCCTGGCGCAGCTGCTCGACCTGTGCAGCCACCGCGATCCATTGCTCGGCGGTGGCGAGGATGAAGTCGGCGGCGGCCTCCTCGGTGATGCCCTGCGCCGCGGCCTCGGCGGCGACCATCGCCGGGACGTCGCCGGTGTAGCCGGCGGCAGCGTAGGCGAGCGCGTGCTCGCGCTTGAGCTGGTAGACGCTTTCCTGCCCCGGTGCGGTCGTGATGAATCGCGCTCGCGCCTCGCCGGCGGCGTCGTCGATTCGGTCGAGCGCCCGCACCCGCGCCCGGACCATCCTGATGGCTGCGACTTCTGCATCAGGCTTCGGCTCGAGGATTCCCGGCTCGGTGACGGTGTAGAACGCCATGAGGTCGCCGCGGCCGCTGCCGTGCACCAGGGCGGCCGCCTCTACCTCGAAAGACGCGAGGCCCTCGGGCGGGGTGTGGTGGTTCCTGGGCTTGTTCAGCCGCCCCTCGATGCGAGGGGCCTGCGGGAACGATCCTTGGGGGTCGTAGGTGATCCACATTACCGTAGCCTCTTGATGATGCGCCAGCCGACGTTGCAATTGCTAAGCTCGCCGTTGCCATCAAATGTGACGGTGCCCCCGTTCCCGGCGGCGAGAAACCGGATGTAGGACTTGCCCGAAATAGGGAATGCCTGCTGAAACATCATGTCCGACGCCTCGCCAACGTGAACGTACTCCGTCGCGTCATTGGCGGAGATCTTGAAATAGGCGTCATGATCGTTGTCCATGCGCGCCACCCCGAAAAACTCGATCAGACAATCAAACGGAAGATCAAGCCGGTAGTTGGTCGTGTCGTCGTAGAGGCCGCCGATGTTGTGGTGCAGCGTCCAGCTAGTGCTCCCCCGGTACATATCGCCGGGACTCGTTGACTGGTTGAAGTCCGCATCCAAGATTAGATGCCCCTCGGCGGTGACTTGCTCGGCGGCGATAACCCGCCCGGTGCCGTCGTAGGCGATGTCGACGAAGTCGCCCTCGGCGTAGAGGGTTGCCACTTCGGCGTCGCTCGCGTCGATCACCCGCGCCTTGTAGGTGGCGCCTGCCCCGTCCCAGGCGCTGACCACGTAGCGCACGAGGCCGGTCATGCTGGCGAGGGCGAGTTCCTTGATGTCGACCGACTGGCCGCTGATGTCGATAGGCACGATCGTGACCGCGCGCAGGTCCTCGGCCTGGATGCTGTAGTCGCTCGACTTCGCCGATAGCGTCGCAATAGGCGGCGCCTGCGGGATGTTGCTTACCAGCACCCACTTGTCGAGGGTGGCGTTGTAGACCACCTTGCCGGTGTAGTTCGCCTTCAGGGCGGTCGCCTCGGGTGCGCCGCCGTCCGGGCGGACGATGCCGCGTGGTCCCTGCCCGTCGAGATCCAGCGTGGGGTTCTCGCCGCTGTCGGTGTGCCAGCGGACCTTGAGCTCGATGCCGTTGACCAGCGATGTGAACGCCGGCGCGAAGGTGGCGGTGTACGCGGTGCCGCTGCCGGCGGTCAGGCAATCTCGGGCGGTGTCGAGGCTGTTCGGGTTGCCGGCCGGGGCCTGGCCGACCAGGGTGTACAGCTCGGCGATCTCGTCGACGTGGCGGGCGGTCTGCTCGGCGTGGGCGTCCTGCTTCGCCTTCCAGGCGTCGCCCTCGGCCTCCAGTTCGACTTTCCAGGCGCTGGCGTCAGCCATGATCGTAGATCTCCTCGAGGTTGAAACTTGCCGCGCCCTGGGCGGCGTTGGGCTGGTGGGGCAGGTCCCAGTCGGTGATCATGCAGAGCGCAGTGTTGTCGCGCTCGATGCGGCCGCCCTGCTCGGGGAAGGCCGACCAGAACACGTCGCCCGCGGCGCCGAGCTCGCGCTCGATCTGGTGCAGCGTCGACATGTCCGACTCCGTCAGCCAGCCGAAGGGCACGACTCCTGCGCGGTAGGCGCGCTTGACGGACGGCACCAGGGCCGCGCCGGCGCGAGTGCGCTCCACGTCGGCGTCGCGGCGCCAGCCGAAGGCGTAGCCCCATTCGAAGTTGCCGCCGGCGGCGGTCCAGTACTTGCCGGCCATCAGGCGGCCGATCTGGATGTAGCCGTCCGAGTTGTTGGGATCGGTGACGGTCCAGCGGATGTAGCGCTGAAAGGCCGAGTCGGCATACCAGATCGGCGTGTAGCCCCACTTCCAGCCGCCTTCGTCGTCGTCGAAGCCGCCGTAGCGCATGACACCGTATCCCGGCCAGCTGCCGTAGCCGTAGATCGGCTTCACGGCCTTGTCGGTCTGGGTCATGACGATGTCGTTGAAGCCGGCATCGGTGGCCACCTCGGTGAGGATGGTCGCGCCGGCGGAGAGATTGTGGGCGCAGAACGGCGCGGCGTTGATCGGCCGCGCCTTGTCCAGGGTGGCGGTCAGCACCAGCGGATCGGCGTCGGCAGTGCGAAGCACCAAGTCGGGATCCGGGTCGAGCAGGTTGCCCACCACGTAGTCGCCGCCGGCCTCGCTCGAGGCGGTCAGCTGGGCGCCGGCGAGATCCAGCCAGGATTTCCACAGCAGGCGGAACGTCGGGCCGCTCATCCCCACAGCACCAGCTGGTCGGTGTCGAGGAAGCGGTCGGCGAAGCCGAGCACGCGCATCAGCGGCGCGGCGTCGAGACCGTGGCGGGCGTCTTCGATCTCGACCACGCCCGCGATGTCGACGAAGAACGGGTGCAGCGCCGCGTCCACCTCGATGCGGCGGCGCGGCACACCGTGCAGTGCGAGGGCGTGCTCGCCGGCGGCGACGGCGCCCTCGCTCGAATCGAAAGGCACCACCAGGCGCAGGGTCTCGGCCGTCGGGTGGCGGCGAAGGATCTGCGGATCCTCGATTGTCAGCTTGCGGTATTCCTTCTGCAGGAATGCCCGGCGTGCTTCGGCGACGCCTGAGTCCGGGTTGGTGTTCACCGAGCCGTTGCGCCGGTACTCGACCACCACCTGCCAGTACACCGGCAGCGTCTCGGGTGCGAGCTCGCCCAGGGTGCGGCGTCCGCTGAGTCTCAGGTCGGGCGTGCCGGCGGGCGGCTCCAGGCGGCCGCAGGTGATCTTGCCGCTGGTGCGTGCGGGCGCCGCCCAGACGGCGCAGCCGACGATCAGCGATTCCAGGATGTCGAGCAGGTTGTCGCCGCCGGTGCCCGCGGTAACGCCCGCGGTGTACGGGTACAGCGCATCGAGAGCGTCCCAGGCGGCGCCGTCGATGTCGGCTGCTTCGAGCGGCCCGGCCGCGTGGGTGATGACGATCTCGTAGAACTCGCCCTCGGCGGGCGGCGCCGACCACGTGCTGCCAACGGTCGCGACGCGCGTGGCGCCGTCGTAGTCGGTGATGGTGCGCGTTTCCTGGCTGTCGTCGTCGTGGGTGATCGTGATGCTGGCGCCGTTGTAGTGATCGTCGGCGTCGGACGCATCGTCCGCCAGGGTCACGGTCGAGACGCCGCCGGCCCGGGCCTTGCCCTGCTCGACCGGCTCGGTGCGGGTCATCAGCGCCTTGCAGATGGCGCCGATGCGATCCGAGTACACGCCGCCGACCTTCAGACCCTCGACGTCGGCGGTCACCTGGCCGCCGGGGTCGCCGGAGAACGTCACGTAGGCGAGCCCGTTGTCGTCGAGCGTGGTGGTGAAGCCGCTGCCCTTGGCGACGTCGTTCACGTACACGGCGGTGAAGGCGTTGACCGGGCCGATGCAGCCGAAGACGCGATCGTCGAGCTGCACCAGCTCCACGTTGCGCTGAAAGCCGAGCACCAGCGGCACGAAGTCGCCTTTGCGTTCGCCTTTCACCACTTGCCGGGTCTGGGCGCGCACGTTGAGCCGGGCGTCGCGGCCGAGCACCTCGAACTGCGCGGCACCGTCGCTGATGGCGGCCAGGTTGACCACGCCGCCCTCGAGCACGGTGCGAAAGTCGGACACCGGCCAGGTCTCGTCGCCGAGCTTCAGCGTGGCCGGGCCGCCCCAGTCGTAGCCGGCGAGGTGGTCGAGCGCGCCGTCGCTGTTGAGCGCCTCGATCGAGCCCCAGGTGGCCGCGCCGAATCCGCAGGCCACCGGGTCGATCTCCACCTCGATGTCGAGCCCGGCCAAGCGCGAGCGGTAGATTGTGTTCGCGGGCGCGTCGCCGGCGCCGGTCCGATACACGGCCGTGGAGAAGTGGAGCGCCACCGCGTCGCCGTCGTCGTAGGCCTCGAAGTCGGCCAGCAGCACCGGCCGCTTGCGCGCCGACTTGCGCCAGGCGTCGTAGTCGACCGGCATCAGCGCACCCTCGCGGTGGCCGCGGCGCGGCGGCGCACGCGGTCGAGTGTGCGGGTGATCGGCCGGCCCACCACCCGGTCGAGATCGGCGCGCACCTGGCGCAGCTCCGCCACCACCGGGCCGAGGTCGGCCGACGCGGGCGCCGGAGGCACCGGCCCCGACATGCGCACCGGAATGTGGCGGCCGTCGGCCATCGGCACGTGCGCTTCCACCGGGTACGGACCCTCGGACACCCAGGCGAGCTGTGGACCGCGCGAGACGCCGCCGTAGGCGAAGCCGTCGCGGCCGCCGAACGGCGTCGAGCGCACCGCCGGGACGCTGGCGGCGGCGCGCGCCAAGGCGAGGAACTTCTCGGTCGCGCTGCCGGCCTCGCGGCCGAGCTCGCCGACACCGGAGACGGCGGCCTTGACGGCGGTGTTCACGAACTCCTGCATCACCCGCTGCCACTTGCCGATGTCGCCGGTCAGGATCGCCGTCGCGCCGGTCGCGGTCTGCTGGAAGTTGCGGAAGGCGAGATCCCCGGCCTGGGCGGCGTTCTCCAGGGCGCCGCGGATGATCTCGGCATTGCCCTGGATGGACACCTGCAACCCGTTGCCCTTCTCGATTGCCGTCTCGATGCTGCCTGCGAACGAGAAACCGGTAATTTTCGCGCCTTCCAGTGCGGTGCGCACCTTATCGACCTGGCCGTGGAGCTGGTGCACGTGCTCGCCGTTGACGGCCATGCGCAGGCCGATGGCGCCGGTAATCGCGCCGGCCTCCTTGAGCGCCTCGACCAGCTTGCCGTCGACCGCGGCGTAGATCTTGTCGATGTTCTCGTGCACACCCTCGAGGGTGCCGATCCACGTCGAGTCCAGGCCGATGTCCTCGAAGTTGGCCGGCGAGAAGTTGGCCATCATCTCCTTGCGGGCGCGCATGATCTTCTTCATCTGGGACTTCTCCTGAAGTCCCGCACCGAACGCGGCGACCGCCATGATGGCGCCGCCCAGCCAGGACGCACCGCCGAGTCCGGCCGCACCGGACGACGCGCTGCCCGCCGTGCTCGCGCCAGCGGTCGATCCGTAGTTCATGACCCCGGGACCCTTGAACCCGAGGTTTCCGGCGGCAGTGGAGCTGACACCGGTCAGCGCGTTCTTCACGCCGGTCGCGATGCCCTTCCACAGTCCGCTGCCGTTGCCCATCGCCGTGCCGATCTCCTTCCCGAGCTTTGCGATGGTGCCGGTGCTGAACAGGCCGCCGGCCCCGCCGCCGCCTCCACCACCGGTGCCCTGGCCGATGCCGCCGCCGATGCCGCCGCCGTTGATGTAGCGTCCCGGTGAGCCTCCGCCTCCGACCCCGAGGAACTGCTGCACGTTGTCCGGGAGCAGGCCGAACAGGCCATTCACGGCCGAGTCGATCAGTCGCCCCTGGATCATCTGGCCGATATCGGACACCAGCCCCCTCAGGCCGTCCTTGAGCGACGTGGTGCCGTCCAGGATGCCGCGGATGGTGCTCCCCACCTTGCGGCCGAGGTCCTCGAAGAATCCGGCCACGGTGGATGTCGCCTCCTCGGCCGGATCGACCATGACGTCGGGAAGGCGCGAGAACTCGTCGCGAATGCCGTCGACCATGTCCGGGACGTAGGAGTTGCCGCTGACCTTGTCCCACATGTCCTTGAAGAAGCCGGTGACACTGTCGACGGCACTACCGATCGAGTCGACGATGCCCTTGAACCGGTCCACCAGTTCCGCCTTGATCCCGGTGACCATGTCGGCCACGTATCCCACGATCGCCTCGGCGGCCTCCGACACCTTGGCCGCGAACTCGCTCCACACGGCGATCCGCTCGCTGATGGCGTTGCCGAGATCCGCGAAGTAGGTCTTGACCGCGTTCACCATGTCGCCGATCGAGACCTTGAACGGGCCGATGCCGATCTCGAAGTTCTTCACCGCCTGCCAGGCAGACGAGATCTCGTCGCGGAACGTGATGAATGCCGCGGCGAGCCCCGTGACCGCCAGGATCACCGGGCCGAGCGGAGTCAGCAGCAGACCGATGAGAGCTGGCAGATAGGAGGCCGACACGACCAGTGCGACGAGCTTGGCGATGGAGTCGAGATTGGTGATCACCCATCCAAGTCCCGAAGCAAACGACCGGATGGCGCCGAGACCCTCCTCGGAGGTCAGCGCATTGGCGAGCCGCTCGATATGCGGTGCGAACTCGGTGGCGATTCGCTGCACCGCGCCCGACAAGGCGTTGGTGACGCGGGTGATGGCGTCGTTTGCCTGCGCCGCCTGGTCGACCTGCTGCTGGGTCAGAACGAAGCCCAGCTGCTTGGCCTCCTCCATCGCCGAGACAATGCCCTGCGCGCCCTGCTGCATCGCCTGAACGTTCGCCACACCCTCGGAATCGAATATCGCCTGGGCGATGTCCATGCGCTCGCCGGCGTTGGCGATTCCGGTCATCGCGTCCGCAATGGCCAGAAACTGGTCGGTAGGCGGCAGGGACGCCAACGAATCCGCGCTCAGTTTCAGCCGCTCCAGCGCCTCGGCGGCCGGACCGGTGTCGCTGGTGGCCACTTCGGAGATGCGCCGGCCCATGCGCTGCCAGCTCGTCATCATCTGGTCAAAGTCGATGCCGGCGCCGGCGGCGACATGGCGCATCGCCGAGATCCGCTCGGCGGAATCGCCAAGCTTGATCGCCAGCTTCTGGATCTTGTCGGCCTCGTTGAGGGAGCGCGTGACGACCGCACCGATGCCGATTCCGGCCAGCGCTCCCGACAGCGAGAACACCGTCTCGCGCACCTTCTGGAAGCCCTTGACGGACCGGTCGAAGAACGACTTGAACCGGCCGCCGGTCTTCTCCGCCTGGGTACCCGACACGTCGAGCGCCTCGTTGACCTTGCGCACTTCCCCGGCGACGTTGCCTTCGAGGTCGATGACGAGCGCGGTGCGGATCGTCGCCATCTACTTCACCTTGCGCAGCGCGGCGATCACCTCGCGCTCGATAACCAGGAAGCGGTCGACGATGGCGAGGTCCGGCTGGTCCGGGATCAGGAGGGCGTCCGCGCCGCGCATGGCGGCGAGCATGGGCCAGACGGCGGCGTGGTCAATGGCCACGGGCACACCCTCCATGCCGGCGCGGACAAGCTGGCTGGACACGCGCAGGAAGAGCTGCACGGCGTCCCAGTTGGCCGGGAACACTGCGAAGGGCTGCCTGTTCTTCTCTTGTGCGCGCGTCCATCGTTTTCGGATTGCCGCCGGTGCCCTGAACGCCTCGAGCTGCTTGGCTACGCGATCGTGGCCGTCGTCGGTCAGGCGCCGCCCGCTGCCGAGCCGGACGAAGTGGCGGGCGGCGCCGGTCAGTTTCCCCGCTGGCGCGAGCGCCGCTTCTCGACGCTGGCCATGCGCGCCTGGTAGGCCTCGGACAGGGGCCGGACGAACCACATGCGCGAGAGCAGCTTCTCGAAGCGCTCGCGCTCGAACGGCGCGTCGACCAGCTTGTCGCCGTCCTTCACCTTGAACCCCTTCCAGTTGCGCGCCTTGCGCAGCAGCAGGTCGCGGTCGTCCTCGCCGCTCTCCGACAGCGCGTCGATCTCGTCGAGGGTGCACTCCTCGAGCTCGACCGAGAGGGAGTAGCTCTCGGTGCCCCGGCCGACCGGGCGCTTGGCCACGAATGTGACCCAGCAGGTGCCGGGGGACTCCTCGAGCTCGTCCAGGATGAAGTCTGCCGCCATGATTGCTCCTTACTCGAAGGTGATGATCGGGCTGTCCTTGATGGCCATGTCCATCGTGTAGATGCGCATGCCGTCGGACTCGCCCTCCTCGATGTTGCTGATGGCCGCCTCGCTGGCGTCGAGCTTGATCACCTTGCCGGCGGTGCTGTGGATCTGCAGGGCGATGACGATGTCCTCGATGGTGCCGCCGTGGCTTTCCATCTTGCTCCACCAGTTGCGCGTGGCGATGTCGGGCGCGAGGATCGCGATGCGCGCGGTCGGCCTGTAGTCGGTGAGCAGCGTACGCTTGAGGTTCGGCTGGTTGCGGCGCACCACCTGGACGGCGAAGTCGAGCTCCAGCGACTCGACGCCGGCCGCGACGCCGTCGACCGTGAGCGTGGGCACGAAGTCGTCGGTGAACGGCACCGGGTCGAGCCACCCGGAGAAGTCGATGCCTGCCGGCGGCGAACCCTGCCCGGGCGTCTCGTAGCTGCCGAGGAGGTTTTCGAACTCGAAGCGCGGCCAGTCCTGCTGGGTGCAGATGAGCTTCACCGAGCCGCGGCAGCCGTGGGACTTCTGCAGCAGGGAGACCTCAGGGTCGTAGTCGTAGATGCTGCACGAGTCGGCGGCGCGCAGGTCGGCCTTGGTGGCGGGCAGCTGGTAGGCGACGCTGGTGTCCGGGGTGATGTCCTCGTCGAAGCCGCAGGCGCGCAGCAGCGGACCGTAGGGCGGCGCCACACCGGCATCGCCGGAGGCGGTCGCCTCCAGGATGATGGTGCTCATGGTGTGCGGGTTGACGTTCACCTGGTCGTTGTTGCCCAGGGTGCCCCGCATCAGGTCGCGCTCCTTCTTGTCGCCGGCGTAGCGCTGCATCTGCGAGCCGGTCATCACCAGGAGGGCGTTGGACTCGTCGGCGGTAGGGTCCACGCCGTCGGTCACCTCGAGCTTTACCAGCATGATCTTGTCCATCACTTCTTCTCCTTCGTGCCGGCGCTGTCAGGGGACGCGCTGGGACCCTGGCGCCGCGGCGCGGGGCGCCTGGTCTCGTCGCGAACGATGGGAGGCACGGTGGTGCGGGACTTCAGCACCCGCTTGCCGTCCCTGATTTCGTACTGGGCCATGACTTACAGACTCCTTGCCTGGTAGGCGGTGGAATACTGGCGCTGGTAGATCAGCGCATCCTTTTGCAAGGCGATAACGCTGCCGGCCTGGGCGGCGAGCATCAGCGGCTTGTGATTGGGCGCGGGCACGTAGCCTTGCAGGGCCGCGTCCAGCTCGCCGATCAGCTCGTCGACCTGGTTGCTGGTGTGCTCCCCGGAGGCCTCGCCGGCGTGGCGAGCGACGATGACCACGCCGTAGTGGACCGTCACCTGCTGCACCACGGCATTCGGCCCGGCCATGCGGTTGGCGCCGGCGGCGTCGCGCAGTCGCAGGACGAAGGCGCCGGGCAGCTTCGCGCCCTGGAGCGGCACGCGGCGGTCGAGCAGCACGGAGAGATCGGCGATGCCCTGCGCCGTGCGGATGCCGGGGCACTCGGCGGCGATGCGCGCGATGATGGCGTCGCGGGCGCTCATGCGAAGCCCTCGACGAAATCGCGCAGGATACCGACCACTTCGTCCTCGTCCTCGGTACTCAGGCCGAGATAGGGCCGCGCATCGATGTTCACGCTGTGGCCGCGGCCCGCACGGCCGCCGAACTGGTGGATGGCGCCGTAGACGAGGTTGGTGCCGACCTCGACCTGCTTCGCGCCCGCGGCATGGGTGATGCTGCCGACCAGGATGCCCTGGTCCACCAGCGGCCTGCCGCCGCGCTTGACCGGCTTCCAGGCGCCGCCGTCCGGGGCGGTGGAGGTGGCGAAGCGCGCCTGGGTGCTCGACACCAGGGCGGCGCCGATCTCGTCGAACAGGTTGGCGGCATTGCTGCCCATGTCCTCGACCATGCCGAGGTACTCGCGAATCGGCGCAAAGTCGGCATCGACCCTGACGTTGACGCCCGCCATCAGTAACCGTCCCAGTCGAAGTTGCTGGCACCCGCGCCGACCACGATGCGGCCGATCTCGGGCTGGGTCTCGCTGGCCGCCTCGACGTTGACGCGGGCGCGCCCGGCGCTCACGTCCTTCAGCCAGGCGACGGCATCGCGGTAGCGGCGCTCGACCTCCTCGCTCGCGGCATCGTCCCAGAGGTTGTAACGGGCGATGTCGGCCGAGGCCTTGCGCACCTCGGCGGGCACGGGGTTGAACGGCACGTCGTAGAGGCCGCGGCAGTAGCTGTCGATCATGGCGTCGGCATCGGCGATGGCGGCCGCCACCACGTCGGCGTCGATCGCCTCGTCGTTGTCGCGGTCGGCGACCTGGAGCAGCTCGCCCTCGCCGAAGCGATCGATCAGCTCCGCCTGGGTGACGTAAGGCATCTAGCCGGACTCACACGATGAGCCGGCTTCCCTGCCGACCCCCTTGGCCGCTATCGTCCCTGTACGCCGCGGCCTGCTCGTGGAAACGCAAGCGGCCGGGGCCGGCGATCCTGCCGGCCCCTTGTTCAGCTTCATCCCTGCGGGGCGCGTGCCCCTTCGGCGTCTCACGTGGCATGGTGTCGGGTGTGGCTACTGCGCGGGCGCGGCCAGGGCCTCGGCCAGCTCCTCGGCGGTCGGCTCGAACTCCAGGCGGTCGGTGAGCGCGCGCTTGCGCGGCTCGCCGTTCTGCTTCCAGAGCAGCTCGTTGGCCTTGTCCGGGTCCTCGGCCTCGAGGTTGGCGATGGCCGCGCGGATGGCATCGATGCGGACTGCGCGCTCCTCCTCGCCGCCGTCGCCGCCATCTCCGCCGCCGGCGGCAGGCCGGGGCTCGTCGGCGCGTTGTGCCGAGTTCGAGGCCATCAGCTGTGCAGCGACGTCGGCGTCGCACTCGAAGGCGGTACCCGGGGCGATAATCTTGCCGTAGCGCTTGATCGGGCCGACGGCAATCATCTTCTCGGTGGTCATGGCGGCCCTCCCGTTCAGCTCACCGCGTCGACGATGAGAAAGCCCGAGGTGATGCCGGAGAGCACCGGCGCGCGCTCGTAGCCGACGCCGTAGATCCAGCTCTTGGTCGAATCCTCCCAGTACGGGACCTCGACCAGGGGGTGGCCTTCCATCGTGTAGGTGTAGCCGTAGGACGGCTCCTCGCGGCCATTGATGCTGGGCGGCACGTAGGCCAGCACCACGTCCTTGCCCCACACGTCAATGGTGGAGCCGTCGTCGGCGAAGGCGATGGCCTTGCCCACGACCACCTTGTCCAGGTCGAAGATCACGGCCAGCAGGTCCGCGGTCACCACGCCCCGCTGGGTGTACTTGATCTTCTCCAGGATGTCGGCGTGCTCCTTGAGCGCGGCGAACGCCTTAGCGGAGATCTCCATCACGTTCGGATACACGCCGACGGACGAGCGAATGGCCTCCTTGGCTGCCTCGATGTCGGCGATCGGCGTGCTCGCCGCGTCGTCCCACTGGTCGGTGCTGGTGAGGGTCACCTTGTGGTCGTTGTCGTAGTTCGAGGCATTGCGGGCGAGATCCGCCTGCGCCTTCTCGAGGGTGAGCGAGGTGACGCTCATCACCGAGTTCAGCGCGCGTGAGGCGAGATCGATGCCCGGCACCTGGGCGGCGTCGCGCAGGTGCTCGCGCGGAACCGGGACCTCCAGGCCGTGGTTCTCGAGCACGTAGTCCTTGCCCTCGTAGCCGAACTGCATGCGCTTGAACGCGGTGCCCGGGGCGCGGGAGGTGGAGTACAGCTTGAACGACTCCTTGCCGAACTCGATGATCTTGCCGCCGGCCACCTGCACCGGCACGCGCGGAAACAGGTTGTGGCCGATGTGCTCCGGGTGCCGGTAGCCCTGGACGACGTTGGAGAGGATCGGGTCGATGACCCGGCGCTGTGCGAGAGTGGGCATGGAATCGATCCCTCCCTAGTTCGGAATGATGAAGACTTCGAACTCGGCGCCGTCGCCCGACGCGGCCTGCACGGCGCGCGCGACGGTGACACCGGCCGACTGGGTCACCAGCTTGCCGCCGCTGCCGACCTCGAGCTCGGCGCCCTTGGCAATCTGCTCGCCGGCGATGGCGACGGTGGTGCCGAGCTGGTCGATGGCGAGCACCTCGCCGCTGGCGGCGTCGGTGCAGGCGAAGCCGGCGGTGTTGCCGGCGGCGGAGGCAACGTTGCCGTCCCAGCCGACGGCCTGGTGCGCGGTGATCGCGCCGGCGACGACGATGCTGTCGGTGAAAACGCTCCTGGATACTGCGGGCATGTCAGTGACTCCGTTCGACGATCTGGACGGCGGCGAGGTACTCGACGCCGGGGTGGGCGGCCTGGTACGCCAAGGCGCGGTTGTGCATCTCGAGCTGACCCGGATCCACGGTGTAGCCGGCCGGGGCGGCGAAGTCGGCCGCGGCCGCGCCGGCGTCGTCGCCAGTCGGCTGCTCGCGGAACAAGTGTCGGCCGCGTTCGGGCAGCGCATCGATGAATGCGCTGAACCAGGCGAGCGGGCTGCGCTTGTGCGTGGCCGCCTTGTCGCCCTCGCCGAGGGTGAACTCGAAGGCGGCGTCGTCGCCGTCGGCCAGCGACAGGGCGAACTCGACCATGCCGGCCGCCTGGGCCGGGGTCAGCTTGCCCGCGTCGATGGCGGCGTCGACGCGCGCCTGGAACTCGCCCCGGCGGCGCTCGCGGCGCTCGCGGTCGAGATCGGCCTTGAGCTGCTGCTCGCGGTCGCTCAGGGGCTTCGTGGCCTGCTCGACGGCGGCGGCCACCGCCTGGTCGAGCTCGGCCTGGGTGAAGGTCTTGGTGGACTGGGGCACGGGGTCTCCTCCAGTAGAGTTGTCGGGTGCGGCGAACGCCGGCTCGGGTTCGGGGTCGGACGCCTGGCTTCGCTCCAGCAGCTCGTCGGCGTGGCGCCGGGCGTCGTCGACCAGGTAGTCGGGAATGAGGTCGTCGGCCGTCTCCAGCCCCTTCTCGGCAATCATCCAGTCGCGCAGGCGGCGCAGGACACGGTGCAGCAGAGACGGGGTGTACCAGTCGGCCTCGACGTACTCGAAGGTGGCCTCGGCCGCGGGCGCGGAGTACACCGGCGCCATGCCGGACACCGCGGGCGCAGCGGCGCCCAGCCAGCCGACATGGATAAGGCGGAAGCCGTCGGCAGTCTTGCCGATCTTCACGGACCGGTTGCGGTAGCGGCCTTCCCGGACCGCCTGCTCGAACTCGGCGGCGACGTCGCGGAACTTGGCGTAGAGGCGGGAGCCTTCGCGCTTCAGCGCCGCCGTCCAGCCCCAAGCCGGATCGTCGGTCCTGGGATGGCCGACAACGGCCGGCGCCGGGTCATCGGCCCGGTGATTGGCGACGATCTCGTCGAGGTCCGCAGCCGTCCAGGTGCGGGAGTTCCCCGCCGAGTCGGTGTGCGTACCGGCGCGGAAGATCTCGATCCAGTCGTCGAAGCCTTGGAAGGCATTGGCAGGCATGGCGCGGATTGTCCGCGCCGGGGATGGGGATTTTTAGTGCGAAATGTTTCGCCGGACGATTTCGCCTATAATTCGGGCTTATAGGGGTCAACTAGATCGTTCGTGATTGACTAAGGGAGGCACGGGAATCTCTGATGGCAAAACGACAACACGACGCACTACCAGCCTTCAAGGACAATGAGCGCGGTGCGGTCGCCAAGCTCATTCAACTCAACGAATCCTCCCGATCCAAAGCCTGGCCGTTCCCCTTCGACACGACGACGCACGTCATTCGAGAGGGAGACGCCCGGAATCTCGATTGGGTCCCGAGCCGTTCAGTTCATCTGATCGTTACGTCGCCACCGTACTGGACGCTCAAGGATTACGAATCCAATGTGAACCAGCTCGGGGAGATCGACTCCTATGAGCTATTTCTGGATGAACTCGACAAGGCTTGGGCAGAGTGCGCCAGGGTACTCGTGCCAGGCGGGCGGGTATGCTGTGTAGTCGGGGACGTATGTGTTCCCCGCAAGCGTTTCGGCAGGCACCTGGTCATGCCACTTCACGCCGACATCCAGGTGCGGATGCGCAAGATCGGTCTGGATTGCCTTACGCCGATACTCTGGTCGAAGATCGCGAACGGGATTACCGAGGCCAAGGGCAACGGGGCCGGGTTCTACGGCAAGCCCTACCAGCCGGGCGCCATCATCAAGAATGACATCGAGTACATTCTGTTCTTTCGCAAGGGCGGCGGCTATCGTTCGCCTACGCCGGTCCAGAAGGCGCTTTCCATGCTGTCGCGCGACGAGATGCGCAACTGGCTTCGGTCCGTATGGGTCGACGTCAAGGGCGAGTCCACGCGAAAAGGACACCCCGCTCCGTTCCCTGTCGTTCTCGCGGAGCGGTTGATTCGGCTGTTCTCGTTTGCGGGAGATACAGTTCTGGATCCCTTTGCGGGCACGGGTTCCACTTCTATCGCTGCGATCAAGACGGGACGCAACAGCCTGGCCTGCGACATCGAACCAAAGTACCTGGATATCACCAGGTCGCGCGTGGAACAGGAGGCGAATAAGGAGCGTACATCAGGGGCTACGAAGGCCATCATCGAGTACGCGTAAGAACAATCATTGGGTCATGCGTCTACTGGACACGTTCGAGTCGTTGTTCCGGGGTACTCGATATCTGCACCGCCGATCCAACCTCGGCGATCTTGTTGCTATCGAGTTCTACGAGGACCTTTGTCAGTTCGGAAAATCGACCAAACTCAGGGACCGTGTCGCCGATCATGATCGCGTCGTAAATCTCCAGAACAAGACCGTCGGTAAGAAAGGTCGACGCGGTGACGGCACCTTCGGAGAGCTCGTACCGGCTGCAATGGCCATTGTGGAACGAGGTTTCGTTGTCGCGCGCGGCCCTATCGCGAACATCGAGATTGGTGCCGAGACGAAGATTCTCGCCAAAGCCATGATCAAGCAGATTGACCGGGTTATCGGCGACTTGGTCAGGCAAGCCGACGTATTTCGAAGTCGACGGGGAGACCCAATCTGCGTTGGCTTCGTTGGGATCAATCACGCGTCGCGTTACACATCGTACGAGGGCGACCGGGAATACCCGACTGACGGAAAGGCGCACAAGCACCCGATTCAGGAAGCGATGAAGGCGGAGCAGCGACTCATTGCGGAGGCGTCCCCCAGCTTTGATGAGTTCCTTGTCCTCCGCTTCGTCGCAACCAACGAGGATCCCTATCCATTCAGCTGGGTCAACTTCGCGCAACTAGAAATGGAATACAGCGCAATATTGACCCGAGTATCCCGCGAGTACGATAAGCGGTTCTAGTCCACTGTTGCACGCCGAGCCAAGACGCCACAGGCGCAATGGACGGGGTAGAGGCTTTCCTTCATTTGCCAATGCCGCGACCAACGAATGCTCGGCTGACGGCCGGTGCCCGGGTATTTGCCTTCATCGTTCCTCCTCTCCAGCCCTTCGAGCCAGATTGGTAATCATCACCGTTAGCATAGCCACTTGCACCAAGTTGTTCCCGAATGAGCAGAGCATCATGCGAAAAGCAAACACGTGTTCTGAATTCGAGAAACCGAAAAGCGCGAAGACGGCGGTGGCAACCAAGGAAATTATCGCGATGTAGTATATCCAGAACAAGGTGCTCAAATAGGACGCCCGCTTGAATCGACGGAATGCTTCGGAGTTCGTAGCGGCGAAAAGTATCGTGATAACAGCTGCCAGGAAGCCGAGCATCGACAACGCAAACCCTGCGATCAGCGATGACAGCTCACGCTTGTTCGCGTATAGAGCTAATGCCCACTGCGGACTATCCTGTAAAGTGGAGCTATACAGGCCCAAAGCGAGCGGCCCAGGCATCAGCGCGACTAAAATCAGAAATAGTCGCAATTGGTGCTTTTTCAAACCGTCTGTCAGATTTATGGTCATTGAGCTTCTGCCGAAGGAGCGGATTGTCATTGGCCTTCGCTATCATGTCTTCGCAAACGTCGGTGTCACTGCCGCGCAACAGATCATCGCTGACAACGCCATTGCCGGCGAGATAGATATCTACGAGCGGTTCTTGCAACTCCTCTCGTCCTCTGAGCAGGAACTTGTCAATACCTTGATCAGGCACGTTCCGCAGCAATTTCTTGACTGCTGCTCCAATGTCTTGGCGACGCCGAGGTTTAATCGTGACCTCAATTGAGTCTACATCACGGTATTCTTCCACGTTCCCACTGAAGCACTCGCGCAACTGATCGAAAAGACCGCTATCACGAGTTATTTGTATAGAGGACCTACCGATAAATGGGAGTTGGAGGATCTGGTCGCGTGTGGCGAGGTTAAAGAAGGGAAGTGCCACGAATTGATATTCGTCGAGACCAATCGTCTCTAGAATCTGATCAACGAAGTGTGTAAAGGCGACATGTCGCGGTGCAAACATCGTTGATGCGAAGCCGAAATGGTGCCTCCCCATCATCACATATGATGCGTACCCTAGTCTATCGTGCTGAGTTAGCAAGTCGTGCAGTTCACTGATGGATAGATCGGTGGTTCGAATTTTTTTGACAATCTCCTGACTTCGAGTTGTCAAGAACAGGTAGACATCTCGTCGATGGGAGCGAACCAGAAGAATCTGCTCATCGGAGTGCCGAAAGCCGCTCTTGTACTGGACGTTGATGTAGCCGGAAAAATGGTGTAGAAAATCTCTTAAGTCTATCAAGTGCTTTCTACGTGTCGGACGATGCTCCAACACATAACCAAAGTAGTTCTGTTTCATTATTGCCCGCAGTAGTGGTGGTGCTCGCAAGTCAAGAAAACGCGATGAGTCCGGTGACCAGCGCCACGGAGTCGGATGCGTCGGTACGAGATATCTGAACAGTCGACAAATTCGTTACAGTCTATGTTTGGGTCGAGGGGGCTTTCGGGTGAGCGCGTTGAAAATAGGAGGGACGCGGTGATAAGGCCGCTATCCACCTGAGCGCTTGCCAGCTGACAGTGTTGCGGGAATGTCATGTTCCCCCCTTACCGGTGTTGTCAGGTTCCGAACCAGGACCCGGTTTCCTCAATCTGCGTACCGCCCGATTCTGCGGGTCGAAATTCTTCTGTTGCGACTGCCAGCGCGAGCGGGCAGTCCAGCGTGCCCAAACCGGATTTAAAACCCCTTTAATCCCTCGCGAGAGCGGCGATCGCAGTTTACCGCAGGTGTCGCCGGCCGGAAAAGGCCACGCGGCATCTCACGCGGGCTGAGGCGTCTATTCCATTTTCCAGCATTCCGCCGAATCGACCTGGCTGGTGACGTCGCCGGTCAGGATCAGGATCTCGTCCAGCGGCGGCGTGACCCGGGTTGTTTCCACGCGCAGAGGATTTTCGTCGTTGTCGTAAACCGCGCACTTGATGTCCGCGGCAGCCGGGGCAGCGATCACGATCGTGGTGCTGAAGTCGGACGACGCGAATATCCGCTTGATCTCGAAATCATCTGCGTGCGCCGCGGTTGCGCCGGCGAGGAGCGTGGCGGCGAGCATGGCGAAGCGTGGACTCATTGAAGCCTCCTTGTGATTGCGAGCTACCCCGGTAGCCCGGTGATGTCCGGGCGCCCGGACATTCCCGACTGTTTTGTTCAACAAATGTCTGGTACCCGGGGAGTGTAATACCAGAAAAATAGTATCTCAGAGCCGCCGACCCGCCCATGTGTAGCGTGCCCTGCCGATGATGTGCAGCTCCACGGCCTGGTCGCCGTGGATCACGATCGGCTCGTAGGCGTCGTTCTCGCTGGTCAGCATCCAGGTGCCGTCGAGGCGGTCCTGGGCGCGCTTGATGATGAGGTGGCCGTCGCGGCGGATGACGAACACTCCGTCGCACAGCTCCGTCTGCGCCCGGTCCAGGATTACCAGGTCGCCGTCCCTGATGAGCGGCTCCATTGAATCCCCCCGCGCCATGATCACGGCGGCCGAGTCCGCTTCCACCCCGATTGCCCGCAGCCACTGCCGCTGGAAGGCCATGTGGTCGAGGATCTCGTCGGCGTCGTTGGCGGCGCCGTGGCCGGCGGCGGCCTCGACGCGGTAGCGCGGTACCAGGGCGAAGCGATCGCGGTAGGCGGCGGTGCCGAGTCCGGCGTTGGCTTCCAGGATGCTGCGCTGGCTCTGCGGGACCGCCGACCGCTCGCCGGTGATGATGTACTGCACGTCCACGGCATGGGCGACCGACGCGAAATAGTTGGCGTCCGGCACGCTGCGCTCGGCCTCGTAGTTCCTCTGCGTCGACTCCTTGACGCCCGCCAGCAGGGCGAAATCCCGCTGCGTCAGGTTCATCCGGTTGCGTTCTTCACGCAGGCGTTCAGAAATCGTCATGTTCTTAACGGTTCTCTATTGACACGTTAAGTTTCTAACGATTATGCTCGCGACCGTCACGTTTATAACGCTCCCTTGATTGCCATGAACGCTCTCGATATCCACTACGAGCTGCGCAGATCCGGCACCTCCCAGGCGCAAATCGCGCGCTCGCTCAACGTCTCCCCGGCCGCGGTACGCCGGGTTCTCACGGGCGAATCCGCCAGCCGCCGCATCGCCGGCGCGGTGTCCGCCGCCATCGGCAAGTCGCCCGCCGAGATCTGGCCCGGCCGCTACGACCGCGACCTGCGCCGCGCCGCATGATTATCGCACAGCGCGCCCGGCGCCAACCCGGATTGAGCCCCGCCGCCCGCACCCCCCGACCCGTCATCGCCACTGACGGCGGGCGGCGGGCGCTCATCTTTTCGGCGGTCCCCAGGTCCATGCGGCCACTGTAACCGGGACGGGGGCGCGTGTCAGTGGCGAGAAACGGACGAAATTTTTCCAGCGACCAGATGGATCTTTTCCAGCGAGTGGAGGCGATCCGCCCGGCGGTGCAGTCGCCGGCGGCGCCGGACTTCGACATCGAGCTGGAGCTGCTCGCCGCGCTCAAGCAGTCACTGCGCGAGGCGCGCAACCACGGCCTTTCCCGCGAGCGCATCGTCGAGCGCATCAACGAGTGCCTGCCCGAGGAGAGACACATCACCCTGCGCCAGCTCAACAGTTGGTGCGCCGTTTCCAAGGAGCAGCACCCGCTGCCCGCCTGGGTGCTGCCGGCGCTGTGCTGGGCGCTCGACGGCGTGATCTCGCCGCTCGAGGTGCTCACCCGGGCGATGGGCCTGTACCTCATCGACGAGCAGGAAATGATGGCCACGCGCCTGGGCCGCGTCGCCGTGGAGAAGGCTGCGCTGTCCCGCGAGGAGCGGCGCCTGAAGACCACCCTCGGATTCAAGTAACCGACAAGGAGAACAACCATGCCCGAGCGCACCGATCTCGAACCTGCCGCCGCCGGCGAACTGGTCGACCCGGTACTCACCGACCACGAGCGCGATCTCGCCGGCTGGCTCGACATCCGCCTCGACCGATCCCTGGACGAGCTCCTCGCCAGCGCCGCCGCCAAGGCCAACCGTTCCATCCAGCTCTTCGTCGAAGTGGGCCTGGAGCTGATGGCGGCACGCGAGCAGTGCAACGACGGGGAATGGATGCCGCTGCTCGATTCCCTGGGCATCAATCGCCAGCGCGCCTCGGAGCACATCCGCGTCGCGCGGTTCATGGCGCGGGTGAAGCCCGCCGACCGGCCGAAGATGCTGGGCCTGCCGAAGACCAAGGTGATCCTGCTGGCCAAGGCCGAGGACGACGTGATCGAGACACTGATCGAGGACGACGAGGAGTTCGACGCCACCGCCGCGCTCACCACGCGCGAGCTGCACGAACGGATTCGCGAGCTCGAGAAGGAAAGGCACGGGCTCGCGGTGCGGCTCGAGACCGCCCAGCTCGAGCGCGACCAGGCATTGAAGATGAAGGAGCCGGACATGCACTGGTTGCCCGAGGTGCAGCAGGTGCGCGACGAGGCCATGTACTTCACCGGCGTGGTGATGCGCGGCCTCGACGACCTGGACCAGGTGCTGACCGCCCTCGGCGACCTGCCGGTCGCCTTCGACGCCGCCGCCGACCAGGGCCTCGTCAGTCAGCACCGCGCCGCCGCGGCGGCGGTGTACCAGGCCATCGCCGGCCCGCTCGGGCGCGTGAACCAGCTCCTCCATCGTTTCCGCAGCGAGCTTGGCCTGGACGACATGGCCGAGGACCTGCCCGAGCACCTGCCGGTGCTGAGCGACGTCGAGGCCAGGCAGTTCTACGACAACTGGAAGCTGATGACGCGCATCGCGCACTGCGAGAAGCAGGACCGAGAACTCGACCGCCGGCGCCGGGCGCACCGGGGCAAGCCCGGGCCGAAGCCCGGTTCGAAGCGGAACCGGGGATAAGCCGTGCGCGCCGTCACCCGCCTCGAGGTGGTCCCGCCCGCCGCCTGCCCGCCGCAGAACGAGGCGGGCGCCTGGGCGGCGGCCACCGACGAGCAGCGCGACCGGGCCGCGCGACGGGCGCGGCTGATCCAGCCGCTGCTCTCCGAGATGCGGCGCGGGGCGACGGCCAGCGCGGCGGTGAAGCACTTCCTGGCCCGGGTGAAATCGGGCCGGGCGGATCCGGCGGTGGCCGAGCTCGCGGCGTCCCTCGGCCGGACCGGCAAGCCGGTTTCCCGCGCCACGCTGCTGGCTTGGATCAAGGCGTACCAGGAGCACGGCCGCGAGGGCCTGCTCGACCGCTACAAGGGCCGCGCGCGAACCGTGCGCGGCTGGGAGGCGCGGGTGCACTACTACCTGGACCGGCCCTCGAAGCCCAACGTGGGCGAGATCGTCTGGTGGCTTCGCAACGAGGACGGGTTCACGGACGTCAAGGAATGGCAGGTGCGGCGCTACGTGAACGCGCTGCCGGCCACCCTCGGCAAGGACAGTCCCGTGCGCCTCGGCCGCCACTACTACAACCAGAACATCAAGCCGCACCGCGAGCTCGACACCAGCGTGCTGCCGGTCGGCTACCTCTACGAAACCGACGGCCACACCTGCGATGTCTACGTCGCGCACCCGAGCACCGGCAACCCCTACCGCCCGGAGCTGACGGTGTGGCTCGACAAGCGATCGCAGTACTGCGTCGCCTGGACCCTCGGCGACACCGAGAACACCTTGAACACCCTGAACGGCCTGGTGCTGGCGCTCGCCGCCCATGATCACGTCCCGGCCCAGGTGCACATGGACCCCGGCCCGGGCTTCAAGGCGCGCCAGATCTCGGACGAGGTAACCGGCTTCTGTTCGCGCCTGGGCATCGAGCCGGTGTTCGCGCTGCCAGGCAACGCGCGCGGCAAGGGCCTGGTGGAAGGGTGGTTCGAGCACTTCGAACGCCGCGTCGGCAAGCGCTTCACCACGTACTGCGGCCACGACCGCACGGACGATCTGCTCTCGCGTCTCTCCACCAAGGTGCGGCGCGGCGAGATCACGCTGCCGCCGCTGGCCGACTACGAGGCCGCCATCGCCCGCTACGTCGAGCAGTACAACGCGACGCCCAAGCGCGGCATCGGCTGCGCACCCGCCGAGCTGTGGGCGCAGCTTCAGCGCGCGCCCGTGGGCCTGGACATCGAGGATCTCTACAAGGTGCGCGAGATGCGCACCGTGCGCCGCTGGCAGGTGACCGTCGGAGGGCGCAAGTTCCGCGCGGGCGAGCTCGCCCACTACGAGCGCCGCCAGGTGCTGGTGGAGATCGACCCGCGCAGCTACCGCCACGTGACCATCCGCGACCTGAAGGGCCGCTTCATCTGCGATGCCGAGCAGGTGGAGGCGAAGCCCTACCAGAGCGAGTCAATGATTGCTGAGCGCAAGGAGCGCCAGAAGCTGGCGGCGGTGAAGCGCCTGGAGAACGCGGCGAAGGAGAAGATCGCGCGCTCGCGCCTGGCCATTACCCACGAGGACTACCTGGACGACCTCGCCGAGTTCGAGCCGGCCGGAAGCGCGCTTCCCGACCGCTCAAACGAAACGGCCGTGGATTTCTCCACGGCCGCCGACAAACCCGACCCGGTTCCCCTGTCCGGCCAAGACGAATGGGACTGGGACGACTTTATCTGAGGAATCTTAGCATATGAATGTCGCGAAACTTCCACACCCGGGCCGGCGCGGGCGCACCGAGGCGCCGGCCGAGTTCCTGCCGCATTACACCGATTCCGACCGCCGCAAGCTCCAGCGCATCTACGGCTGGCTCTACGGCGACGGCGAAGTCGAGGGGCGCTCGCGCGTCAGTCTCTCGCGCGCCACCGGCATCCACATGGCCACCGTCTCGCAGATCCTCAACGGCCAGTATCCGTCGCCGCCGAGCCGGCAGCTCGACGCCATGATCGATGCCATCAACATCATCAACGAACGCGACCGCGGGGTCGCGCAGCGCATCCCCTTCGTGGAGACCACGGTCTGGAACGCTTGCCAGCGGGTGTGCAACCGCGCACGGGAGCATCGCGACTTCGGCGTGCTGTTCGGCTACGTCGGCACCGGCAAGACCACGGCGCTGAAGCACTACGTGGCGATCAATCCCGGCGTGCTCTACCTGCGGGCGTTCGGCGGCCTGTCGCGCTCGGTGCTGATGAACGACCTGGTCGAGCTGACCGCGGCCCAGGTCCGCAGCCAGAGCTACAAGGGCAAGATGGCGACGGCCAACAACGGCACCAACGCCGACAAGAAGCGCGCCGTCATCAACGCCCTGCGCGGCAGCGAGCGCATGCTGGTGATAGACGAGGCCGAGCGCATGGCGCCGCTGTGCTTCGACGACCTGCGCGACATCTCCGACGATGCCGAGATCGGCATCGTGCTGGCGGGCACCGAACACCTCGAGCCGATGGTGCAGGACGAGCGCGGGCGCTTCGGCCAGATCGCCTCGCGCATCGGCTCGTGGCCGCCGGTCATCAAGCAGATCACCGAGGACGACGCCTACAAGATCGTCCAGGCGGTGTACGGCGCCGAGCGCGAGATCCCGCCGGATGTGCTCGACATGTACTGGCAGTGCTGCGGCGGCTCGGCGCGGACGCTCTCCAAGCTGCTCGCCACCGTCATCAAGGCCTGCCATCGCAAGAAGGTGGAGCCGACCGCCGCGATCATCTCCGACGCTTACCACAAGACCATGCGGCCGCGGCGTCTGCGCCAGGTCCGATGAGCACTCCGATGAGCACTCCGACGAGGTTCGCCATGAACGAAGCGCAGGCACGCACCATGCAGCACCACCTTTCCCTGTTTACCGCCGCCGCGGTGGCACGGCGCAGCTGCCACAGCGACGAGGCCATCGAGTACTGGGCCGACGTGTACCGCGACCAGGGACTGGCCCGGCTCGGCATTCGCTTCGAGCTGTTCGTGCAGATGCCGGCGGCGATCCTCGCGCGGCTCCAGGACGCCGACGTGCGCCGGCGGCTGCGCGAGGAGATCGGTACCGCCGAGATCGACTGCGAGCGGCAGGTGCGCTCCACCTGCACCCGGCCGGGCGCCAACACCCCGCAGCCGCCCCGGGTGCACGACGGCCGCCTGGTGCAGCCGATGGCGCCCCTGGGGCGGTACGGGAGGGGGCGCTGATGCTCAAGGGCGTGTGCCCCAGCTGCGGCGCGCACCTCGACATCGCCGCGGCCGTCAACGACGCCGACGGCCGCCGCTTCGTCGAGCTGCTGCGCCAGGTGCCCGGTCCCCTGGTCAGGCCGCTCCTCGGCTACCTGTACCTGTTCCGGCCGCCGAAGACGGCGCTGCGCTGGTCGCGCATGGTCTCGCTTACCCAGGAGTTGCTGCCGATGATCCAGTCGGCGCGGATTGAGCACGGCCATGCCCGGTACGTGGCGCCGGTCGCCGTGTGGGCCGAGCACATGACGGCGCTGGCCGACAACCCGCCGGCGAGCCTGCGCCTGCCGCTGAAGTCGCACGGCTACCTGCTGTCCATCATGGCCGGGGCCTGCGAGAAAGCGGCCGCGCGGGCCGAGCAGCGCGACATCGAGCGCAAGCGCAACGCCCGCGCCGCCGCGGCGGCGGGCGACGACGAACCGTCCCGCGCCGACCACCGGGCGGGACTGCAATCCATCAAGGAGGTGCTGCGTGGGTCCTGATTCATCCGGCCGCGGCGACGCAGTCCGCTACCGCACGGTGTACCAGCTGGCCATAGCCTTCGCCTGGCAGAACCTGGGCGACTTCGAACGGTTCCTGAGCGAGCGCGAGGTGCACCCGGACCACGCGCATCTGCTCGCCGACCTCGTCCGGTCCCACGGGCCGGCAACGCCGGAGGAACCCCGCCGCCGATGATCGAGCGCGACGAGATCAAGCGGCGCGTGCGCCGCATCCTGAACGGCTGCAAGGGATTCGATGCCGCGATCACGATGGAAGAGCTCACCCGCCGCGCCAAGGACGAATACACGATTCCCGGCAAGCGCTACGACCAGAGCCGGATCATCCGCTCGGTGGTGCGCGAGCTGCGCCGCGAGGGCATGCCCATCTGCAACCGCTACGGCGCCGGCGGCGGATACTACCTGGCCGCCTCCGAGGACGACATCGACGACACCTGCCGGGTCATGCATTCCCGCGCGCTGGCGTCGCTGGAGATCGAACGGGATCTTCGGCGCATCAACGTCGGCGCGCTCCTGCAACAGCTCGAGATCGAGCTCACTCCCAAGGAGTAACCAATGGCTACCGCAACCGCGAAGAAGATGAAGGCCGCGGCCATCGACCCGCCGGCCACGCGCGATCAGGCCGAGGCGGCGCTCGCGCGCATCGGCGAGCGCCAGCGCGAGATCGCGCGCCTGGAGGCCGATATGAACGACCGCATCAACGCGGTCAAGGCCGAGTACCAGGCGCGCATCACGCCCATCAACGACGACATCAAGGCCGACTTCCAGGGCCTGCACGTGTGGGCCGAGGCGAACCGCAAGGACCTGCTCACGGGCCGCACCAAGACCGTGAAGATGGGCACCGGCGAGATCGCCTGGCGCATGGCGCCGCCGAGCTGCTCGGTGCGCGGCGCCGAGGCGGTGATCGAGGCGCTGGAGCGCCAGGGCAAGACCGAGGCGATCCGCCTGAAGAAGGAGATCGCCAAGGACGTGATCCTGAACGACCCGGACCGCTACCGCGACATCAAGGGCATCTCCATCAGCCAGAAGGAGGAGTTCGTGGTGAAGCCCTACGAGACCAACGTCGAGCGCGTGGAGGTGGTGAAGTGACGGCCATCCGCAAGACCGTGAAGTCGCGCCGCCTGAACGCGCGGGCGCGCCAGGCGCCGAAGAAGCGCCCGACCACCAAGGCGCGCCGGACCGCCGCGAGGAAGAAGTGATGGCGGCCTCGACGCTGATGTTCTCCGCGATCCTCGTCGGCACCGGCTTCGCCTTCGGCGGCTACGGCGCCGGACTGAGGATTCCCGTGGCCATCGCGCTCGGCTGCCTGGCGGCCGCGGCGATGGCCTTGATTCTCCACATTGGGAGGTAACCATGTCCCGCTACGTTTGCATCCACATTCGCGAGACCGACGACGGCGGCGTGCACATCAACGCCACCGGCCTGCCGCGGAGCACCAGCGTCACCTACTCGGAGCTCGCGCCGACCCAGCAGCTCGCCGCGCAGCTGATGGTGCACGCCGAGAAGCTGCTCGGCCGCGCCCGCGAAACCCTCAAGGAAACGCCCGATGAAGCGCCTGGCCGCCAGGTGGCGTAAGGCGCTCGGCTGGCGCCTGGTCACCGGCAGGGCGCCCACCGGGCGCGTGGTGATCGTGCTGACTGAGCAGGACGGCCGCGTGGTGGTGGATCACCACGGCCTGCCGCCGCCTGACGCCGGCGTCGACGTCCCGGCGCTCACCCGCGCGCAGATCCTCGGCATGGACACGCTCAACCAGCTCCAGGGCCGCCCGGCCGGCTGGGCCGCCTACGTCGGGAGGCTGCACTGATGCCCGGCCACACCGATCCCGTCCGCATCGCTTCCGGACAGATCGGCGGCGACCACTACCGCCGCCGCGCGATCCAGCCCTGGGACGCGATGGCGGTGTGGATGACGGCCGAGCAGCTGGAGGGGTTCCTGCGCGGCAACGTGATCAAGTACCTGGCGCGCTACCCGGACAAGAACGGGATCGAGGACCTGAGGAAGGCGCGCCACTACCTCGACAAGTTGATTGAACACCTGGAGGCACGCTGATGCCCGCATACGGCAATTCCGACCACTGGTACCGCTTGCAGTTCAACTTGACCGGCGCCTGGCGCAACGCGGTGGACGCGCCGGCCGAGCGCCTCCTCGAGTGCATGGACGCTGCCGTACCGCTCGCGCGGATCGTGCAGGCGAAGATCCGCGTCCTGAACCCGGACGGATCGGTCCGATCGTACTGGACCGCCGAGCTGGGTTGGCAGGACCTGGTGATCGAGCGATGAACGTTCAGCCGAAAGGTGATCCGCGCCAGCGGCTGTACAAGTTGCTCCAGGTCGCCCGGCGCGAGCTGCGCCTCACTGAAGACCAGTACCGCACCGTGCTCTACGCCAACGGCGCCAAGCTGGTCGACGACCGCTGGAGCGCCACCACCATGAGCGTCGCCCAGCTCGAGGCGGCGTTGACGCAGATGAAGCGCCTGGGGTTCAGGCCGAAGGCGGCGCGGGTGAAGCGACTCTCGGACTGGCGCCAGCCGCGCATCGCCAAGCTGCGCGCGCTGTGGATTGCGCTGGCCGAGGCTGGCGTGGTGCGGGACCGGTCAGAGAAGGCGCTAATTCGTTTCTGCGCCCGGCACACGGGCGTGGCGAAGCTTCAGTGGGCGAGCACCGAGGGACTGAACCGGGCGATCGCGGCGCTGAAGGATTGGGCGCGGCGGGAACATGTGGAGGTGAGGTGATGTCGACGGAGAGGTTGCCGCGGCGGATTCAGGAATTGATTGATCTGATTGGGTGGTCGGAGACATTACGACTGCTAAATGCTCGAGGCGGAACGGCTGTTTACTTTCCAAAGAACCCCTGCAAAGCAGTGGAGTTGGCTCACCTGCTAAGCGGCGATGCCCTGTGCACGTTGTGCCGAGAGTTTGGAGGAAGGGAGTCCGCGGTCCGCCTACCGAAAGCGGACAAGATGCTTATTCACAAGCGTAATATGGCAATCGTTTCAGCATTTCGCAATGGCGATTCGACGTCTTGGATCGCACGCACCTTTGGTCTGACGGATAGAAGCATCCAAAGGATAGTTCGACATGTGCAGCGGTGAGAGCTCACTCTTCACGAAGATAGCCCTCGGTACGTATGGCAATGCTTCGAATGAATCGAATATTTTCCATTGGGACATTCTCCGCGTGGGTGGCGATGATATCACCGAATGCGGTTTTCGCCGTATCCTCGAGCGTTGCCCAATCCTGTCCAAATTCGGTCGCTAGTTGAGTCATTACGTCAGACCACTTCGCCATTCGCGTGTTGCGACTGCCAGATCGTCGTTGCACGCGCTCAAAGTCATCTACGTTGGCCGCAATTCCGCAAGCTCGGGCCACTTCGTCGATGTAAAGTGTCGGGGGGAATGCATCCTCAAACTCGGTTTCTTGACACCCTTCTCTGGAAGTGACAGAAAACACATCCACAGGGTTAACTAACCCCGACATCACAATCCGTTGACGGGCTTGGCTCCCTGCTTCGTCCGAGTCGATAAGAATAATGCAACTCGTCGCATCCCGCGCAAGAGCGCGGATAGTTGCCATCATGTTTCCCGCACCCAATGATGACAGTACGCGCACTTGCCCACTATCTAGAGGGTCTCGGAGTTGTGAGCGTACGCGCGCTAACAAGCTAGGAAGCGATCTCTCTTCTGTTGCCCCTTCGACGACTATCACAACCTGTGCTGTTGTTAGATTCTCCTGAGGTCGAATGCCCAATGAGCGACGAATTGCCGCCAGATTCTTTGCAGGTCGCGCAGTGGTAGCGAAATCATTTCCATCAACACGATCAATCACGATGTTGTCTTTGATCTCGTCTCGTTGAACCAGAATCGGCGAGTGGGTGGTGACGAGAATCTGAAATGTCTTGCTCAACTCACGAAGTGACGACTTCACCGCATATATCGCAGACGAATGCAAGTGAGATTCCGGCTCCTCGATGCCGAACACTAAGTTCGACCCGTATCGCTGGTGTGCGAAGTACTGAAGAAGTGCGAGCGCGAAAAGGCTCTTGAATCCATCTCCTTTAAAGTCAAGTGATGTGAGCGCACCATCGTTGATTTGGACATCACCAACTTGAATGAACTGCGTGAGGTCAAGCTCATCCATGACCAAGTTGATACTCTGAACTTCGGGAAGGAAATTCCGAAGATGATCAACCAGTGTATTTTCAATCGACTCGACACTCTCTCGAACATCTTCATAGAAGCGCTCAATCATCTCGACTCGTCTTCGAGATTGGTAGGTAGCCTGCGCAGCACCTGCGACAATTTCAGAGAATAGAGACCGTCGAAAATCCCCAACGTTTCTCGTGGCTGGTATATGGACATAACGGAAGTTCGACCGAAACCAGTTTAGGAAAGCCCCAAGATCATCTCCCCCTTCGGAGTAACTCGAACCAAACGTTGGCCGAACTTCGCCGGTTCTATCGAATTCGTATTCGATAACAATGTCTGCACGATCTGGAAGTTCTTGTTCGGTATGGTAGAAAAACGATTGTATGTCTTCGTCGGAGAACTCCAGGGTCGCTGTCATGCGGGTTGGCCAGCGGCGACCAGGACGACCTGCGTACTTCTTCGGGTAGTCATTTACAGGTTCGTATCGGGCTCGACGACCGAGGCCAACACCAATAGTTCGATATCTGGCACTAAGCGGCGTGAAACTTGGTGAACCGAGTGTCGTAAAAAAGGTGTTCAAAGCGCTTAACACCGTTGATTTGCCCAAGTTGTTGGGGCCGACAAGCACGGAGAGATTCGAGAGAGGAATGACTGTCTCTGTATCGAATGCACGAAAGCGACGGACTTTAAACTCAACTATTCTCATATGCTCACCAATTGCAATCGACTAGTCATCAGCGATGTGCTCCACGTGCATGTGGCTAGTTCATTTTGCTTACCGAACCGATTGGGGTTCCAACGCGTCAAGTGCCCGAAAACGACGTGTTTCGCACTAATAATAACCTATTAATCCCGCAAGAATCCGTGGCTCCAGCAACCGGAGCCGTCCGTGTCGTTCCAGCAGGCCATCGAGTTCGTCAAGTTCCACGAGGGAGGAGATGCCGACCGCCCTGCGGATCGCGGCGGCCATACGGCATTCGGCATCTCCTCGAGGAGCTTCCCGAAGCATCGCTTCCCTGATTTCTGGCGCGAGCCGACCTGGGCGAAGGCCGAGGCGCTCTATCGCGAGTACTTCTGGGAGGCATACCAGCTTTCGCTGCTGCCCGGCCACTACGGCGTGATCGCCTTCGACCTCGTGGTGCAGCATCCGCCGCGCGACGCCCAGGCCATTTTCCAGCGCGGCCTGAACTGGTGTGGCGCGCGCCTCACTGTCGACGGCGTGATCGGCCCCAGGACCCGGGATGCGGCGAGCCGGCATCAAGGGGCCGGCCCGCGCCTCCTGGCGGAGCGGATCAGCTACTACGGGAAGATCGTTACCACCGATTCCAGCCAGAAGGCGTTCTGGCCGGGCTGGATGTGGCGCACCCAGTGTCTGCAGCTCTACGCCTTCGGCGTCCAGCACGACATCCCCGTCGGCCCCGACGGCCGCATTCGAGAGGGTTGAGAACCATGTCCCTGACCGAAGACATCGCCGCGCTCAAGGTCCGCGTCGTCGATCTCGCCCGCGAGGGCGAGGCGCTACGCTCGGAGCTCGAGCGCTACAAGGCCACCGTGAAGGAGCAGTTCAAGGCGGTTTACGAGCAGCTCAACGCCCTGGCGGAAACCTCCGCCAAGCCGTGGTGGCGCAGCAAGGGAATGCTCGGCAGCTACGGCAGCATCCTCGGCACCGCGGCGCTGGTGGCGGGGTACATCTTCGAATGGCCGCCCGAGGCGATGGCCGTGCTGGCCACCGCCACCGGCGGCAGCGGCGCGCTGGCGGCCCACGGGCGCAAGTTCGCCGAGAAGCCGATCCGGTAGGAGGATGGCCATGTTCATCAAGTCCATGACGCTCGTGGTGCTGACCGCGGTGCTGGTGGTGTTCTGCGACGATGCCCTGGCCTGGGGATTCGGCAAGAACAAGGAGGTGACCTGCTACCTCGACGAGGCGGGCAATCCTGTGGTGCTGACGCGGGAGGTGTGCCAGCTGCACTACCAGTCGCAGGCGACCCGCGAGGCGAACGAAACGTACCGCACGGCGCTCGCCGAGCTCGATCTCGAGAAGCCGCCGGCGGGTTGCGCGCCCGACGATGGCTGGTGCGCCTACCAGCGCCACGTCTACAACGAGCAGGTGGCGCGGATCATGGCCCAGCCCAATCAGGCCATGCAGCTCGTGAACAACCGCGAGGAGCGCGAGCACGAGGACCGGCTGGACAAGCGCCGCCTGGTGCTCGAGTACGCCACGCTGGGCCTCGCCGCCTACAACTCGATCCACCAGCCGAGCGGACGCGGCATCGGCGGCGTGTCGTTCGTCGGCGACCGCGTGAACGGCCGCGCCAACGGCGGCGGCTCGGGAGAGGCGGGCGCGGGCGGCGGTTCCGAGGTTGCCAAGCACGGCGACACCTACCAGGTGTACGTGGAGCGCGGCGCGCGTTCGCAGATCACCCTTGGGGCGAGCTCGTCGACCGGCCTCGAGTCCTACGAGGGCGCGGCGCAGAACCGGCCGGTGCTGGGCGAGGGTTCGAGCTTCACGCCCTCGAACAATGCGCCGAGGTCCACCAACCGCACCGTCGGCCTGAGCGAGCTGTTCTGATGCGCCGGCTGGCCGTCATGCTGATGCTGACCGCGAGTGCCGCCCAGGCGGGCGAGTACTCGCGCGCGGCGTTCGGCGATGGCTGGCTGGATCTCGACGGCGATGGCCGCGATGCGCGCGAGGAAGCCCTCGACGCGGCGCGGCAGTCGATCGACTGGTGGTGGGGGCGGTACACCGGACAGCCGGTGTTCGATGCCTCGCGCCTCGACGTCGATCACGTGGTGCCGCTGGCCTGGGCGTGGGAGCGCGGGGCGCGCGAGTGGCCAGCGGAGCGGCGCGAGCGGTTCGCGAACGATCCGGCGAACTTGCTGCCCGTAATTGCGGGCGCCAACCGGAGCAAGGGATCGCGCGGGCCGGATGGGTGGATGCCCGCCAATGTCGCTGCCTGGAGCGATTACCTCGACCGCTTCGAGGCGGTGATCGCGAAGTACGGGCTCGAGGTGTCCGAGGCGGAGCGGGAGACGTTCGCCTGCCTGCGCCGGCTGGCCGAGCGGCACGCGATCGGCATCAAGATCGCCGGGTTCGTGCCCTGCGGCGGGTAAATGGTCTGTTACTCCGACATCCGGGCCGACATGCGCGACGGCGACGTGCTGGGCGTGAAGGCGCGCGGCCTCGTCGCCTGGACCATCCGCGGCCTGACCGGCGAGAGCCTGAACCACGTGGCCATGCTGGTGTGGATCGACGACGGCCTGTGGGTCGGCGAGATGCGCGAGGGTGTCGGCTACCGCCTGGTGCCGGCGTCGCAGTGGATGGCCGAGCGGGCCGACGACCTGGTGTTCTGGATCCAGGCGCCGGAGCCGGTGAGCGGTAGCCGCGCGGTGCACGACTACGTGCTGCGCACGAGGGTGGAGTCGCCACGCTACAGCTACCTGACGTTGATCTCGGTGTGGTGGTCGCAGGTGCGCAACATCCGCACGCCCGGACGCCTGGTGTGCTCCACCTGGGCGCAGCGCGGCTGGATGAGTGCGGGATACCGGCGCTTCAGGCGGCTGGCCGACCCGGGCGATTTTTTCGAACACGGACGGGCGACGATTCCGATCCAGGCATAACGGGAGTTCTTCCATGACGACGGAGTGGGTCATCACCCTGGCCGCCATCGTGATCGGCTCGGGCGGCGTGGCGGGCCTCGTGACCATCCTGGTGAACCGCCGCAAGGTGCTCGCCGAAACCGGGCAGATCGAGGCGCAGACGGACCTGGCCTATGCCCGCGAGTTCCGCAAGGACCTGGAGAGCGCGAAGGCGCGCATCGCCGAGCTTGAGCGCGACGTGCTCAGCATGCACCGCGAGCTCAAGGACCTGACCCGGGAGAACATCGAGCTGCGCAAGAAGGTTGCGCGGCTCGAATCCGAGAACCAGCGGCTGCAGGCGATGGTGGCGGGCAGGGAGGCGAACTGATGGCCTACGGCAGCGAGGTTCGCGACGCGGTGCGCGGCGCCTACGTGCACGAGCGCCTGCCCCTGGCCGAGGCAGCGCGGCGGCACGGGGTCGGCTACGAGACCGCGCGCTCCTGGAAGAAGCGCGACCGCCAGCGCGGCGACTGCTGGGACATGGCGCGCGACGCGGCGCGCCTGGTCAAGGGCGGCATCAGCGAGGTCTCGGCCGGGTTTCTGGAGAACTTCGTGCGCCTGTTCCAGTCCACCGTGAAGGGCCTCGAGGAGGCGCGCGAGAAGGACGGCAATGCCTACAACCCCATCGAGGTGGCCGAGGCGCTGTCGCGGTTGTCGGACGCGTACGTGAAGACCGCGAGGGCGATGACGCAGACCAATCCGAAGCTGTCGCGCCTGTCGGTGGCCTACGAGGTGATGGAGGAGTTGACCGGCTTCATCCGCGAGAAGCACCCGGACCGGCTCTCGGAGTGGGTGGAGATGCTGGAGCCCTTCAGCCGCCGGGTGAGCGAGGTCTTCGGCAGTTGAAGCTGAACGAGGCACAGTTCTTCCAGGAGGTCCGCAAGCTTGTCGCCGCCACGCGGCGCGAGATCGAGGCGCACCAGCTCAACCTGGACAGCGGCCGGAGCGCAATCGCGGCGCGGCGCGCGCGGGTGCTCGGCGGCGACTTCCGCTTCTTCGCCTATACGTACTTCCCGCACCACGTGCGCGGCGAGCCGAGCACGTTCCAGGCGCACTTCTGCCACCGGGTGCCGCGAATCCTGCGCCACGATCGCGGCTTGCGCGAGTGGTGGCGGGCGCCGCGCGGCGAGGCAAAGACGTCGCTCGCCACCAAGATCACGCCGGTGTGGTGCGCGGTGCAGGCGCTGTTGCGCGAGTCGAAGGTGCGACGGGAGATCGGCCTTGCGGGCGAGGCGCCGCGGATCATCGACTACGTGGTAATCCTTGGCGCGGAGCTGCGGCTGCCGACCAAGCTGCTCGAGGTGGTGAAGCTGGAGCTGACCGTGAACCCGATGCTCGCGCTCGACTTCCCGGAGGTGTGCGGCAAGTCGGACGTGTGGAAGGTGGGCGAGTTCGTGACCCGTAACGGCGTGAAGGTGGAGCCCTACGGCGCCGACCAGGCGATTCGCGGCACATTCCACGGCAGCGAGCGCCCAAAGCTGGCGCTGGCCGACGATCTCATCACCGACAAGGAGGCGAAGAGCCCGACCATCCGTGACAAGCGCTGGGACTGGCTGGAGCAGGCCATCGAGTATCTCGGCCCGCCGGACGGCTCGCTCAAGTTCATCGGCGTCGGCACCTCGCTCAACAAGGACGATCCCATCACGCGCGCCGAGCGTGAGCCGGGGCACCTGGTACACACCTTCCGCGCTATCGAGAAGTACCCGGACCGCATGCACCTGTGGGACAAGTGCGCGGAGCTGATGCTGAACGAGGATCCCGTGGTGGAGCGCGAGGCGGCCGACCGCGGCGAGATCCTGGCCGAGGAGGACAAGCCCTCGTACCGCTACTACGCCCGGCGCCGGACGTTGATGGACGCCGGCGCGGTGACCAGCTGGCCGGGCGTGCGCTCGCTGTACACCCTGATGTTCAAGCGCACTCGCAACCGCCGCGCCTTCGAGGCGGAGATGCAGCAGAACCCGCGCTCGGACGAGGATCGCGTGTTCACGGACCTGCGCTACTGGGTGTCGAAGCTGCCCGGGTGGATTCCCTTCGGCGGCTGCGATCCGTCAATGGGACAGGGGCACACGTCGCACCCTTCCGGGCTGGTGGCCGGGTACTGGTGCCCGAAACAGGGCCGGCTGCACGTGGCCTGGGCGAGCCAGAAACGGCGGGTGATGAGCAAGCTGCAGGCCGATCTCATCTGGATGCAGCGCGAGTTCGCCTGCCAAGCCATCGGCTTCGAGAACAACAATGCTTACGAGGCGATGCGTCAGTCGTTCATCGACGCGGGACTGCGCGAGCAGGCGCCTCTGCCGCTGGTGGGCATCACCGCGACGGTATCGCCTGAGGTGCGCATCGATGCGCTTGAGACGTACATCAATGGCGCCGACCCGAAGATCGTCTTCAGCCATGACTGCCGCCAGCTGACGAGCCAGCTCGAGGACTGGCCGGAGAAGATGAGCCATCATCACTACGACCTGCTGATCGCCCTGGACCTGCTGTGGGTGATCGCGGTGCGCAGAAGCGGCGGCTTGCCGACCATCGTCACCCGCGCCAGTTCCGGCGCCGTCGACATGCGAGGGTACATGTATGGATGAGATCATCCGCAGGGTGGCCGGCCGGCGTGCGGTGCTCGCCAGCGAGATCGCCACCCGATCGAGCGATCCGCACTTCTACGCCGCGCTGGACGTGCTGCCCAACCCGGACGCGGTGCTCAGGGCGATGAACCGCGGCCAGGAGGTGTACGACGCCATCGGCTACGACGCCCACGTGATGGGCGAGCTGCGCAGTATCCGCGCGGGACTGCTCGCCTGGGAGTGGCGCCTGCAGCCGGGCGGCGAGGCGCCGAACGACGTGGCCGCCTTCGAACTCTGCCGCCAGGTGTTCAATAGGCGGCCGAGCCGGCAGACCAAGTGGGCCGACTTCATCTGGAACGCGGCGCTGGCGGTGTTCCACGGGTTCGCGGTGCACGAGGTGGTGTGGAGGCGCGAGGATCGGTTCCTGGTGCCGGCGCTGGTGGCCGACAAGCCGCAGCGGCGGTTCCTGTTCGACACCGACAACAACCTGCGCCTGAAGACCCGGGACAACATCACGCCCGGCGAGGAGCTCGGCGAGTTCAAGTGGCTGGTGACGCGCCACATGCCGAAGCATGACAACCCCTACGGCGTCGCGGTGTTCAGCGCCTGCTTCTGGCCATACACCTTCAAGCACGCGGGGTTTCGGTACTTCACCAAATTCGTCGAGCGCTACGGCATCCCGACGCCGGTCGGCAAGTATCCGCCGGGGACCCGGGAGCAGGAGATCAACGAGCTGGTGAACCGCCTGGCGCAGATGATCGAGGACGCCGTAGCGGCGATTCCGAGCGATGCCAGCGTGGATCTGCTCGAGCCCCGGGGCGCCGGGCAGGGGCACGCGATGCACGGGGATTTCATCAACCTGTGCAACCGCGAGATGTCCAAGGCGCTGACCAGCCAGACGCTCGCCACCGAGGTCCAGGACAAGGGCAGCCGCGCCCTCGGCGACGTGCACCACGAGCGCGAAGAGGCGGGGCAGGAGTCCGATCGCGAAATGATCTCCGCGACCGCCCAGGAGTTGTGCGACTGGATAACGGCGCTGAATTTCCCGCCCGGCACCGAGTCGCCCATCTGGGAGTTCTACGACGAGGCGGTCAGCAGCAAGACGCTGGCGGAGACGTTCAACATCGCCCGGCGGTACCTGCGGATTCCGGCGGCCGAGGTGTACGAGCGGCTGCAGATCACGCCGCCCGAAGGGGACGAGGAGGTGCTGCCGGCCGGCGGGGGCTCCGTGCCCGGACTCGGCGACGGTATCGGTGGCGCCTTCAGCCGCTGCCCGAGCTGCGGCGAGGTGCACGAGTTCAATGCGGCCGGCGACGCCCTGGATGCGCTGGCCGAGCAGGCCGACGCCCGGGCTTCGAAGCAGGTCGGGTCGATGGTCGACCAAGTTCGTGCGCTGCTCGATGAGGTGGACGACATGGAGGAGTTCCGCGACCGCCTGGCTTCGCTGTATCCCGGGATGAGCGAGGAGCAGCTCGGCGAGATCATCACCTTGGCCAGTTTGACCGCGTCGCTGGTCGGCATGGCGGGGGACAACGTTGCCTGAACCGCGGCTCGGCGCCGTCCCGTTCACCGAGGCGATCGAGTACTTTCGCCGCAAGATCAATCTGCCGACCCAGGCATGGTCCGACCTGCAGGAAGACGCCCACGCGCGCGCCTTCGTCGTCGCCGGGGCGACCAAGGCCGATCTGCTCGCCGATATCCGTGCCGCCGTCGATGACGCCCTCGCCGAGGGCACCACGATCACCGATTTTCGCAAGCGCTTCGACGAGATCGTGGAGCGTCACGGCTGGAGCTACCGCGGCAAACGCGGCTGGCGCACGCGGGTGATGTTCGACACCAACATCCGCACCGCCCACGCGGCCGGCCGCTGGCAGCAGATTCAGCGTACCAAGGCGCGGCGGCCGTGGTTGATCTACCAGACCGCCGGCGACGAGCGCGTGCGGCCGCTGCACCAGACGTGGCATCACATCACCCTGCCGGCCGACGATCCGTGGTGGGACACCCACTACCCGCCGAACGGCTGGGGCTGCCGCTGCATCGTGCGCACCGCGAGCGACCGCACGCTCGAGCGCGAGGGCATCGAGCCGACCCGCCGCGCGCCGGCGAAGGATTACACCGAGCGGGTGAACGTCTCCACCGGCGAGGTCCTGCCGCCGACGCCGAAGGGTATTGACACCGGCTGGGGCTACAACGTCGGCAAGGCGCACCAGATCGGCCCCGCCCAGGCATTCGGTCAGCGCGTCATGACGCTGCCGCGCGACCTGCGCCCCGAGCTGCTGCGCTTCGCCGACCAGTACATCCGCATGGCGCGCCCGGGCTTTCGCCGCTGGGCGAAATCCGCCGTCGAGTCCGACGAGGTGAGAAACGAGATCCGGCCGGCCGGGTTCCTGTCCAACACCGTCATCGAGCAGCTCATCGACGACGACTCCCGGCCGACGCCGGCGAGCGCCCTGGTAACGATCTCTGACCGCGCCCTGCGCCAAATGGTCCAGCCAACGAAGGCGGCGGTAGGCGGCCAGGCCATCCTCGAGCAGCTGCTCCTCGACCTGCCCGGCCACCTGCGCCGGCCGCGCGCCGTGCTTTGGGACAAGCAGCACCAGAACCTGGTGTACGTG